TGCCGCGCGAAGGATTTCTGCGCTATCTCGCGCCCACCGCAGAACCGTATTGCACTTCCAGCAAACTAAACCGCGGACTGACTTCCGCAAGAGCCACCTCTTGGCAGCCTTAATTGCCGCTTCGCGGAATACATAAACAAAAGTTGGCGATAGAAATTTGTCAGTCACCGCAATCGCAACGAATGAGTTGCCGGCTCTTTCCACACGAATCTTCGTTGCCGCCACCCTATGGGAGTGGTCAACGTGAAGTGGATAATCTCCCTTTGGAATGTTTCCACAGCACTTACACGCGCCGCCCTGCACAATCGCCATCTGGGCGTATTCGACAGCCGTGATTCCGTATTTCTTTTCGAGATATTCCGCGCGGCCCATAGCGTTTACTTCTTGAAGGCAGCGTACTGGTCTGGTGTTGGCGTCGAAGGCGTGATGCACAACACGTTCTCGATGGGCACTTGCTGACCGTATCCACTGATGACAAATTGTAGGACATCTTGACCTTGCGAATTCTTGCACCGTGAGATTCCGTTGACGCACAGATACGAAATCTGTTCCACTTCTCCGCAAGTGGTTTGAATCTTGGACTTAACTGTCAGGATTAGATAATCCATTTGTTCTCCCTATGGCGTGTGAATTCCAATTTTCAGCAAACCAACCTTGATGAGATAACCAATCATGGTTCCCAAGCCAATTGCACCGGCGCCGTAGGCCTTACTGACCCTCTTCTCAGTTTTGAGAATGTCAACGTCCGTCTTGAGCGCAGTCATGCCGTCCTTGAGCTCTTTATTCGACGCGGACAGTGCATCGGAGAGCTGCTTATTCGACGCAGTAATCGCATCCGACAGTTCTTTGTCCTTTGCGGCCAGATATTGAAGGACGCCCGGCTGTGAACCGCCAAAGATTCGCTCGTGAGTTCCCTCTTGCCATTGCTGCATTGCAGCAAGGGTCTTGCCCTGCTCTGTTACCACAGCCAGGACGCTGTCAATCTTACTCATTGGGAGTCTGCCTTTTCCGGTATCGTGACCGGAGTGAACTTGCTGTCTTTGAACAGAAAAACCTTCACATCTTTGGCTATTCCGTTCATCACGGAGGCCACAACGTAAAGTCCATCAAACGTCATACCATCGCGGTCACGCTGCGAAATGTAAGCCGCCTGCTCGACGTGTGAATGATAAACGCCGGCAATGCGCCGCCCGCGTGAAACCCTCCTGAACTCATGCGGCGCTATGAGGAATTGTGTCGTTCTGTCGTGCGAATTATTCTCACATCGCAGAACGGCACCTTCTTCATCAATCAACCCACAGCATTCAAAAGGGACCGTGTCCTCAGCGTGCTGCTTAACTGCCTCAAGAACGTTATGCAGCAACGGGAGCATCGGTCGAATACACGCGCCAAGCACCATTCGAAAAATAAACTGGAACGCCAGTCCCTGCGCCAGGTCCTTGACCAACCTTGCGGCCATTTGTCGCGTAGGCCAGCATTCCTTCAAGAGAAATAGAGGACAGCGGAAGGCCGGCAACCGTATAGGAAGTGAATCGTGGCAATGTGACGATAGGTTGGATTTGCAGAACTTCCGGACCTGACCCAGTTACAGCCGTGGGTTCGCCACCCTGAATGAAGCTCACAGTGTTCACGCCGTCGCAGTAGAGTAGATAGTACGCATTATCCGTGAGAAGCGCAGTGGCAACGCCAGTCCCCACCTTCACAATCAAATTCTTGCCTCCCGTTGTCTGGTTGGAAATAATAATGGGCTTTTTGTTGGCAGTCAGAATGATGTTGCGCGTGGCGGTGAGCGCACCAGTGAAGATAAGAACCATGTTGGTGAGGAAATCAGCCTGTACGACGTTGTAATCCGCGTCCGACAGCGCGATTGACTTCAAACCGCAGAGAGCCAAATCCAAATCGTCAAATGCAGTATTCGCCGTGACTTCTTTCTGGTTCTGACTTGCCGCGATGTGACTAATCAAAAGATTTGGCGTCGTACTCATGTTGCTCTCCTAGATGTTACACTCCATAATGCGCCTGCGTGGCGTCAATTGCACCCGGAGTTGTCTGAATCCCTGTATTCCAAATCAAACCAAAGAAATCTAGGACGCAAATACAAGCCGATGGCGACGCTTGCGAATCATTGCCGATGGCAAAATAAGGATTCAATCCTGGATAATAAGTGAGAAGAACGCCAGTATTCGAGGAGGAATCAGACGCGCCAGCTAAGGCATAAGTAAAAGCATTGTTTACCGAAACCTCAGCTCCTAATACGGTAAATGTTCCGTTATAAAATGTCTTACCAACAGGAGCGTTGCTTATTGTTACTTTTGTCCCTATCGCAATGGACAGACAGCTTGTCCTCGATGTTGGTTGCACTGCTAATTGAAAATCTCCCAAACCATTCTGTCGGTCAAGTGTTATTTGGCTACCTCCAAGTGCGCCATCTGTCGTAGTTTGAGGAACACCAGTAAAGGTATGAGTGAATGTTGAACCATTACCGGAAAGCGTCATTACTATCTGACCCGCAGCATTGCAAAGCATTTCGAAACGATAAGTTTTGAATTGCGACGGCGCAATACCGGTATTGGAAGTTGTACCCTGATTGTTTATCCGTGTCTGACTCACGTTGTGATTATTGACTACTTCAAAGACAAAATTAGCATCACTCAACGCTGGCGTAGTTGCAGTTGCAGCATGTGTCTCAGCTATACCATTCGCGTTTATGAGAGTCATTGTCGTACCGGTATTGCTGATACATTCGAATGTTCCATTATTGGCTCCATTCGTAAAGCCTGTAATGGTGACGTTACTTCCAATCAATTCATTTGTCGTGAGAGAAAGGGCAGTTCCAGTATAAACCGTTGTCCCGCCAGACACCGTGGCAACGGATGTCAATGCCATTGATTTTCCAGGGTCAGTATCGTAGCGCAATCCTATAAAATAAGGAGGCCGAGCCACTCCAACAGCTATTCCTGAGCTACCAGAACCTCCAGCAACATTCCATGAACCGGAGCCTGTATGCTGAGGGCACAATCCTAGATAAAATTGCTTCTGTGCGAAAGATGATTGCACGTTTGCTGGCCCATCTTCGAATGAGAAACCAAAAACCCAAACCATTTTCCAGCCAGGATAGTCCAGTAATGGGAGTGGATAGTAAGGAGTACTGCTGGCAGATGAAGAAGCAATTGAGCCTCCGGGCCAATAAATAGAACCATAAGAATTTGCCGTGGTGCCTGTCTTAAAGCCTACGCCAATTGCGCTTAGAAAGCCACCGGGTGGCGGCGTCTTTTTGCCAGCAACTCCTGTCCCTAAGATTGAATCCCAACCAAGTTCACCTAGATTGCTACCTCCAGTCGTATTAGATGTGGGGATGCCACCCCTGAAAAATTTATCTTTCCAAACAATAAAGCCGGCGTCAACGCCAAAAATCATATCACCATGAAGTAACCCATCCGCATAAACCAAATCGTATTGGTTATCCGTAACGCTCCAACGAAGAATTTGCTGGTCGGTTGGCGCTGCGGCCGATATATTCTTGCCACGAAGTTGCGAAGCATTTGCTCCGCCAATAGTTCCGATGCCTTTCGATTCCCATCGTTTGTCCGCCACTACATAGGTTAAGACGTCAGCATCGGCTGGCGTATCAATTGTTGGCTGTCCCTTAATGGTAAAATAATTGGACCCGTCAGACACAATGCGAACGCCCTCATAACGCTGAAGAATAAGTGTAGTCTGACCATCAATCGTGCTCGTTGTCGGCGTAAGGGTAACAACACCAGTGTTCTCGTTGACAAGGTCGCAGTACCATCCTGCTACGAAGTTGCTGCTGGCACCTGCCTGCGCGATAGTCGCCGCAGTCGCCGCAGTATTGCTGAAGGTCACCAACTTGGCGCGGTCGCTATCAGCTACTGCCTCGCTCGTTGAGGTTCTCGCGTCAACCACTGTGGCTTGCTCAGTCAGCTTGAGCTTTGTATTCGCGTCAAGACCCGCGTATCCACTTGCGGCATCCTTGTTCGCTGTTAGTTCAATGCCTGATGCCAGTCCTCGCTCCGTATAATATGTCGCGCCGTCTGAGGCAAGGAGGATGCCCGTATTCTGCGCCAAAATGATATTAGCAGCCGCGCCGTCAATATTGTTCCCATTGCGAGCAATCGTGCAGGCTCCCGTTCCAATGTTCTGGAGGTATACGAACCAGCCGTTGCGACTTGGAGGCGTTGCGAGAAGCGTAAACGTACGTGCCAAACTCGAGTTCATTATCAGGAGTTGCGCATGGTCTGTTAGCGCGACAGCATAGTCCGCAGTCTTGACCTGCACGCCAACAAGTATCTGAGGCGAATTTGATGGAAATTGAGTGCTCATTGTCAGTTCTCAATCGGCACAATAGACAGCGTCGCTGTTACGCTGCTCGTTGACCCACTGTTATTCGTAATACGGTAGTAAATCGTTTGAGCTGGTGTTGTGTCGGCATTAGAGCCCAGGAGTGGCGGGGCACATACCCAAGTCTCAGCTCCACCAGCCGAAAGCAGCATATCGCAAATGATGCCGTTCTGAGTCTCAGAATCAGGTGGCATATTCACTGGTCGGTTGGCGTCAACATCACGAGCGGCGGCCGTAGAGTATAATTGTACTCGACAACTCCTGTCGCCGGCGACGCTTAGAAGCGCGAAACTCTTACAAGAGAATGCAATGGAACCCGTTTCGGCAATGCCGTTGCCGAGGCTTGCAGTCGTCTTAATGACATTCACGCGCTTGAGCAAGGGTCCAACAATCTGCCAAGCGTTGGCTGAGGCATTGTACTGCAAGATATCACCGTCAGCCGGCGTTCCAGTAATGGGCACGCCCAAAATGCTTGTAGCGTCGCTGCCGCCTGTCACCACATTGCCACTCCCAAGTGTCGAATTATCTGTACCAAATCCCCGCCCAACAACAGATGAATTCTGATAGATACGTCCACGAACGAAACCTGGAGCGCCAGCTCCCGTAATTTCATTTCGGCCAAAATCGATGACCTGTTGGGCGCTGGTATAGGTGAAATTCTTGACGCCGAGGCCAGGAATGGTTCGCGCGGCGCTATCTCCACCCGTACCCGCGACATAATATTCCACTGGCTTCCCGGCAATGAATGAGGGAGTGACACCGATAAGAAAGTAACCAACCGTGTTGACGATTGTATCATCCGGAAAGGTTCGAACATCAGTGCCATACGTGATTCCAATATTTCCACTGACGTCACCAAGTCGATTGACATCATGTACCCAGACAAAGTTTTGACCAAGACCAACATTCCCAACATTTGATGCGGTAACGTTGCCACCCTTGTAGCTGGCAACAGTGCCGTCATCCCATGTCATTGTAAAAGGTTTGATGTGGATATAATAATTTCCAGGAGTGCCAGTAACACCGCCACTTTGGTCAAAATAAATTGCGGCAAGTGCCGAAGATGGTGAAGACGAGTAGAATGTATCAAATCGTCCTTGTTTGTTCAACCACATGATATCCAGGTCATAACTCTCCGTTTGTTCCGATAGAGGTATTTCCCCAGTACCGTCAAGCCAAGCGCCGCCAACGCGTGTTCGGCGCTCCCAGGAGGTGATGATGTTGTTTGACCCATCCACAGTTCCCTTAAACTGGGCTGGCGCATAGGGTTTCAGGTCATTGCCTCGCAGGGTATTTGGAATAATGCTTCCACTGGATTGCGATGTTCCCAAAGTCACAGCCTTGAAGTATCGGAGCAAGCCAATAATAGATATATCCCGCTGAATTCGTTTGGTCGCAGTGTTGAGGAGTAGAAAAGTTTCACCTGCCATGTGGTCCCTGGCGAACCATTCGGTCCCACGCCGTCCGCGAAGGAGTTTTGAAAGGGTATATGTGCCATCACTATTGAGTGTAGCGAATTGGAACTGCATGATTTCGCTTCCCAGAACGAAGGCATTGGCACCGTTTAGAACTGCGAGCTCGGTGGTGCTTGAAAGCGCGCCTTGGGCAAGTCGAACCGTAACGGTCGTGTTCATATCCCAAGAAAATGGATGCAGAACTCCATTACCGAATGTTGGTGCCGGTGTGGCCGTTACTACAATTCCGTAAGATGCTTCGTCAAAATCTGAGTCCTGACTGTTCCACGTCGATGAATCCGCTGACGTGTAGAGAACCGCGCCGGGCCAAGTACTAACGATTGGCGAGGACATTAGGTAGTAGAGTCCGGAGCCAGTTCCAGAATCTATATCCTGTAGCAACGGCGTATCAAGAAGGAAGAGCAGTGTTGGCGCGGCAATTGAAAGCGAACCAGTATTGAATCCAGTCATGCCGGCGCCGGCGAGCGTTGACAGATACTGGCGCGCATCCTCACTGACTGCGCTAAGTTCCATAACCTTGTTCTGACCTAGCGTATTCTTGACAATGCGAGCCTGAAAGGCTTTACCTTCGTAAGTAAACTGAATAACATCTGTTGGGTCAATGGTCAAATACTTCGCTCGCCAGAGTTTCGAATCATAGTTATTGCGCTCCGCCCAAAGCAGGGAAAGAAATTTATCAGCAATCTGCGCGGCCGCATCTCCTTGCATCGTGATTGGCAGTGATAGGACATCGTGATTCTTTGTCTTCTTGACTCGAGAGGAACGATATCGATGCTGCTTACCCTGCTGATAATTCATTGCCGGGTCCTGATATTGAATGGAGACTGTTTTTGGAATATCTTGCTGCTGTGCAATCGATTCAATAAGTTTGTACTGGTCGTCGACAATTCCGAGATCATCTTCGGGAATGTTCACCGACGCAACGCCACCGCGAAGAACGGCAGTAATTTTGAAATTGGTCTCTACAAGGTCAAAGAAGAACGCGGTAGTGAGCGGCTGCAAACACGCTTTTGCGTCAGACGTCCGCGAGATAACGTATCCCAAACAAATCTGACCTGTAAGGGCAGAGACGTCGATGTTTGCAGGTGGAACGCCTGAACGTTGCAGCAAGTCCGATACAATTTGGTCAACCGATTGAGATTGTACTGCCTGCCGGTCAAAGAAGATTCGCAGTGGAATAGGTGAATAGGCAGTTGTGGTAAGGAGCATCGAGTCGGACGCATCATCAAATGCCAATCCAGTAAAGATGTCACCGAGCGTTCCGGTAACTGGCTCCCAATTATTTATTGCGACCGTATTCACAATCGAGAGGTCCGCCGCGGAATAATAAAGCCAGCTCTTCGTGTCGAATGACTGGAGCTTGATGACTCCATTGGAGGGAATCAAACCCTTGTATGCAGGTGGATAAATGAGCTGCAATCCACCGTCCTGAAAGGCCAAGCCAGTCAGTGACGTATTTGTGATAATTGCTCCGTTGACGGCATCAATCTTCCAAATTACTTTGAATGCACCACTCGCACCACCGGGTCCCCAACCATTGATAACAATGAGGGTGTTGTCCGCGACGTTGTAAAATATCGTTGAACCAACACCAGGAGTTGAGGCTGGGGAGCCGGAAGAATAAGTAAAGAACGTGGACGGCCAAACCGGACCGGAAAACGTGCTGCGTGGGTCAATCTTAACGATTGCCCATCCTGTATTTCCAGTATTGACAGCCACAAGATAGACGATGCCTGTATTCGGGTCGATAGATGGAAAGAAAGTAATTCCTCCATTATCATATCCTATCGGCTGCCAGGGCAGGCCGCCTACACCTACCATCGTCTTCGCATTGACTATCCATAGAACTGAGCCCGGAGCAACATTTCCTGCTGTGGTGAAGTAGACCTTATCCACGCCTGCAATCTTCACCGAGTTCATTGCTTGGATAGGTTGGCCGAGCCATCCTGAAGGACTAAAAACAGCAACCGCTTTGAACGTGATGGGGTCGTATTTGATGGGATACCATAAGCCATTTGATGACTGCGCCTGACCCCAAATGAAACCGTTCGTGTCAATGACCATCGTCATCGGACCATTTGCGTTGAAATTGCTGGTTAGAGAGAATCCAAAATTTCCGAAGGTAGGGTCCAGTCTTCCAGTTCTAAGAACCTTGACAGCGTTAGGACCCACACCTATCCTTAACCATGTAATAAAACTGTCTGTGGTGACTCCCCCATCCACCGTGGACCATACCGGTTGCGTTCCGCCAGATGTATTTGGCACGTTTGAAGTTCTGGCATACTGAACATTTCCGTTACTGTCGAGAATCTGGTCGCCCAAATTATAGACGTGATTTGCTTGCCAGCCGTTCAATGGCTGAGTTGTATCAACGTTGAGGTCCACTGCTACGATTTCGTGTCCTGCTACATCCATAAAGTAGCCAACACGATATATCGAATCAACAAAGCACAGAAGGAATGGCAGTAATGTGCCATCCGATAAACGAGGAAGATTGTTGGCAGGATACGCATCTTTTATGTATGTGAGCGTATTTCCAGTTGAAATCTCGGCACGTATTGTTGGAATGCGGTTTCCAAAGTCTGCGAGAGGAAGGTCGGTGAACACTGCATATATGATATCGCGGTAAGCCGGCGTGCTGCCGGCGCCAAGGAATGACTCAATTGTAGGGTCAGGATTCTGGATACTTGTTCCAGAATAAATAGTTGGTGTAAACTTCACAGTGCGGGAAACGCCGCCAGAATCTTTGATGCCTGTATCAAGTGTGGTCGCTGTCTTGCCAGTAGCATCATAGATGAGTTTTGAATCAGCCCAAATGCGTGTAATAGTGCCAGGTCCTTCGCAAAAGCCAACCGCGAAGCTACACATATAGGTGTAGTTCACCGATGCTTGCGATGGACCGCCTTTGGCGCTCTGCGTCTGCGTCGTCTTGATTTCCTTTATCTTGTCAGCCCAGATAATGTTACCGCTGATTCGAAATCCGCCATAACCCCAAGGAATGGGCTCACCAGGTGCGGATGATGTGACCTGCTTATCATTGAGGCGTGGACCATACTGCGTTGGGAGCTTTGGAGGAAAGAGAGCACTGCCGACCAAATTGCCGAGCGAAAAACCAATAGAAAAACCTGCCGGCCCGCCGATAATGCCGCCGATAATTCCACCAGCAAGTCCTAGGGCTATACGAGCCATCAGTCCTCTACTCCAGAGAATTCAAATGCCGCTACGATGCGGCGTCGCCATTTCATGTCAAGGATGTGCTCAACACACTTTCTGGTCCCACCTTCGTAAGCATGAACCATGTAGAACATGCCGTCGCGCGCAACAATAATAGCAGTATGCGTTGGCATCTCCGGTACACTTGTGCAGATAATATCTCCTGGCTTGAGGTCACCCATGCCTTTCGCAACCAAGCGGTCACGGCAGCACTCGAGCACTAGCAGGCCTTCCGGTTGCGGTCCATATTCGCGATAATCGATGCGAAGAATTGGTACACCACGCGTGTCCTTAATTCCCAAATCTTCCGCGACGGACAAAATCAATCCAACACAGTCGAGCGCGACACCCTTCATGCGTCCTTGATGCTGAAAGGGCGTGCCAACATACTCTCTTGCCTTCGCTTGAATTTCTGTTCGTGTTGCCACGCGCACTCCTACAAACTTGACGCCTTATGTGACGCTTTATCCTGGCACCGAGCCATCCGCGTTTGGATACATCAGAATCTGGTCCATGCCAGGAATCGTATCCTCTCCTCGAAAGTTGATAACATTGTTGAATTTGGTCTTGCAATCGCCCAAGCGTGTCAAATCGCAGCCAGGCTCAATCGTGTACGTGTCGCCGGCCTGAATCAGAAATGGCATGTTCTCAAACAGCACAACCGTCGTACCATCCCATGTTCTAACTTCCATTTGAAAGCCAGCATTATTTCCCGTTAACCACGTCAGCACGCCTGCGTTGAACCACTTTGCAGGCGCCAACGCGGTAGGTGTAGCGGAGCCAACCATGAATAGAGAATTGGTTGGAGGCCTAAAACTTCGAAAGTCTATGCCGGTTGTGACGGAACCATTCTGAATGAATAGCGCAAGATTGATGCCGCACTTGCTATCACCAAGCTCTACGCGGCACGTTGGTCCCCAAAGTTGACCGATGGCCGTCGTGGTACGAAAGAGCAACCCGCGAATTTCAAAATGTCCAAGATTATTTTGTACTTTCACGTTGCCTACTGAACCAGTTCGCACCTTCAAATCACCCATTGTGAGGTCGTTATAATTTACGATGCGAATTTCGATAGTGCAAAAATCATATCGACCAGCGCGAAGGTCCGTGTCCGAAATAGCCTGCACTTCCATGAAGGCCGTGACTTCCAAGTTGTCAACGCCCAGCTCGGAACCAGTCTCAGTTGCGGACGGTGTGAATCCAACGGCGGCCGCATAGGGGATTATTCCATCTCCATCGTTGGCGTTATAAATGATATCTTGGTCATGGTCCGTGAATCCAATGATGATGCCATCCTGCCGCTTGACCTTCCAGAGTGTGGCCAGCGTGGTAACCGGAGAATTTATGTGCTGTCGAAGAGTTTGAGAGATGACCTTCATGGATTAGCCCTGCGACAAGCCGGCTGCGATTCGGATTTCCTTGAGAGCGATGCTGGCCCAACTTCCCAATGGTTGGCCGGCAATCAAATTTGACTCCTCAATCTGAATCTGCATGTTGTCTGTGTCAAACCGAACAGGATAGTGGAACTGAAAGTTCACGTTGAGCTGCGCCCCTACTGCCGGCGTCCAGTCTGTTATGCCTACTCCACTCTGAACGGTGGCATTGACGCCGGCGCCATTTACCACAGTGAAGGTTCCGCCTCCGAGCGCCGTGACGTAGAATGTTCCATTATTTCCAGCGTTCGCCATTCCAGTGATGACGACGCGCATACCGATTTGAACTGCTTGGCCAGCCGTGACTGTGTATGTATAGACTACGTTCCCACCGGAGACCGTCGCTGCTGTAATACTCAGATTGGACGCATTTAGGCCGAATGCAACAAGGCCGGTTGTGGCATCCACAGTCCATCGAATTGTTGGGTCCACAACGCCATTGCGGAATATAACAACTGTATTCGGCAATGGATTCCCTTGATAGTCTGTAACCACATTTGTGATGGGCTTGCTGATAGTGCGCGTATACGTGCGAGCGCCAATAGTATACTGCTTGACGAGCTGGAACACGCTCGTGATGCCGTCGCCAATACCGAGGAGCTGGTTCGTTCCAGTATTGTCGATGTGGTCGAATAGCCGAAATCCATCTCCCATACCGCTGACGTTCAAGAAGAACGAATTCAGCAGGTCGAGGAATTGCTGCCGCGAGTTCTGAAATGCTGTTGGCGTGATGAGCGATACCTGCCACTCTCCACGCACAGCGGCCCAGTTCTTGTTGCGCTGTTCAAAGCCGGAAAAGCCAGTGTTGACCGTTGTATTGAAAGTTCGCCCAGACGTTCCTTTATAAAGGATTGTTCGAGGGAACTCTACTTCAAAGAATGCCATTATGCGCCTCTCTGGTACGCGATAGCAGCCTGCCGATGGAACGCGGACACTATCTGGCTCTGACTCTTTTTGAAACTATCCATATCCTGAATTCCATGGAAGTGAACTGACAAGTGCGTCGTATGCTCGCCGCCCATTTTCAGCGCCGGAACAACAGAACCTTGACGATTTGGAACGAAGAACTCTGGGTGATGCTCACCAACCACGTAAGCCTTGCCTGGTGTCACGTCTCCACCTTGCGCAAGAAAGCCGCCAAAGAAGCTACCGATGCTTCCGAATACACTCCCAATTTTGCCCACAATGCCACTGAGAAAGCCGCCAATGCCGCCTCCACCATCTTCTCCGCTTGAACCACCAAACATATTTTGAATGGACCCAAAGAGTCCTCCGCCTCCAGCCTCGCCGCCCATCGCATCGACATTTGATACGAAGAACGGATTTGACTTGGAGCCGTCAGGCTTAGTCGCGCTGCCCAGACCGAGCATATTCATTAGTCCACCGGCAAGGCTTGATTCGAGCTTTTTGATTCCGGCCTGAGTGATGCTCTCTTCCAAACCCTGCCAGACTTGTTTGAAACTCCCTTTGCCAGTCACAGCAAACTTCGCAAGTTCGTTCGTCAGATTGTCAAGCGCCTTCTTACCGGCCTCGGCAATCGAGCCCCACATATTTTCACCTTCCATGCGAATCTCGTCGAGGACTCCTGTGACCTTGTCCTTGAATCCACCCATCTTAATGGCGGCATCATCCCACTGTTTATTCAACTTGTTCTGTTCATTGTAGATGGCCTCGTCAATGAGGAGCGTGCTCTGCCTATTAGCTATCAGAACGTCGCGGGCAGCTTCGAGCTTAGTGAGCTGGTCATCGTACTGTTTGTTGAGGTCATGCTGCGCCGCTATTGTTAGCACGGTCTGCTGATAGGCGCGTTCCTGCGCTTTGAGCGTGTTGTCGTGAACTGCTCGAATCGTGGCTGCATCCGCACCTGGATTCTCTGCACCAAACTTGGTGGCAGCGGCAGACGCAGCCGCCTCACGTTGCGCAGCGGCAGATTTGAGAGCAGCGGCAGCCGTGATATCAAACGCCGCGGCCTCAGCATTCAGGGCACTCGTTTGTTTGGCAACTTGTTCATCCAATTTGGCCGATATCACTGCCCGTTCTTGCGTTTCGTGTTCACGCATTTTGGCAGTTGCGGCGTCAAGCGCAGCTTGCTCTTTGGCAAGGGCATCCGCTGTAACTCCCGGAGTCTTCGCAAGAAGGTCGAAGCTCTCAGTGAGTTTTTCAACTTCCTGTCGGTCCTTCGCAACCGCAGCGGCAACTTGTGCCTTGACAATGGCCTCTCCGCCTTCGCGGTAGGCATCCGCGGATGAACGAAGAGCTTCAATCTGACGAGTGAATGCAAGGGTCTCTTTATCGAGTTGCTCGTTCAGCTTAACAGATTCGGCCGCAACCGCACGCTCTTTGTACCATGCGATGATTGATGTGCGATTCGCGTTGATATAGCCAGTGAGCTTCTCGTGTTCTTTTCCGGTCGTTCTGGCGGCCTCAGATTCGAGCTTCTTAATGAAGACGTCCGCCTCACCCGCTGCTTTTGTCAGGAGTTGAGCAGATGCCGACTCACTAGCGGCGGCAGCCAGCCTGAGTTCAGCCTCAGCCAGCGCCTTGACGTTCTCAACTTGTAATTTGATTCGTTCAAACTCTTTGTCCGCTGCGCCGGCGCCTGTATCGCGATGGCCAGCTCGAGGTTTATCAGGTTTTGGAATCTCATCTGACCCGTAAATGACCTTTTTCGTAAATGCAGCAAAATCAGTCCAATCCTTCTTTGAGTTATCAAGGAATCGATTCATCGATGCCCTGGCTTGTGAACCGAAACCGTCCCATGCCGCGCCGGCTTCGGAGAGGTGACCTTTTGTCAGCGCCTTAACCGAGGCATACAATCGAATCTCAGCATTGCCAATCTGTTCAAATACTCCGATGACGATGTCGTAGATTTGCTTGAAAACAGTAACGACGAGGTCACCTAGAATGATAAAGGCCTTCACCAAGCCTTTAATCTCCGGCATGTATTCCTGAATGATTGGCAGCACAGCCTTCATGCCGGCAATCAGTTGCTCCGATACAATTTTGATGGTTGGGAGCAGCGCAGTCAGGAATTCATTCGAGATACCATCTGCTGCAATCCCAACCTTTTTGAGATTTCGTTCAAACTCTTCGCTGGCTTTTGCTGTATCGGTGCTAATGAGCGCATTGTAGGATGCGGCCTGCTTTTTGACTGCCTCAAGCCCACCATCCACATCGTCGAGCGCAGTGAGCATCTTTGCGCCAGTTCGGCCAAAGATATCCTGGGCGGATGCAGTTCGTTCCGCGCCCTTTGCCATGCTGGAAAGTTTATCAACGACATCAGAAAAGATGGAATTTACATCGCGCAGTGTTCCGTCGGTATTTTTGACAGCGATGCCCAAGCGTGTGTATGCATTGACAGCACCTTCAGGCCCTTCCGCCGCCTTAACCGCAGAGCGGGAGACACGGTCCAATGAACGGGCCATATTTTCGACGTCTATACCGACCTGCTTGCCCAAAAAGCTCAGAGCAGAAAGGTTCTCAACACTGATTCCGGTCTCATTGCTAAGCCTATAAAGACTACCGGCAGCCTCAGCCGCCTCAGCCGCCATGAAGACGGCAGCTCCAGCAACGGCAGTAAGCGCGGCAGCGGCCGCCGCAGTGGTGACCGAGAGCACGCCCATAGCGCCGCCTGCGCTACCGAGCTCGCTTGCCATCTGAGAAAGTCCTGAACCAATCTGCGAAAACACCCCACCAATGGATTCGCCGAAGGCGCCAAACTGGGAGAACAATCCCTCCAAGTTTTCGCCTATCCCGCGAAAGCCATCAGCGATTTCCTTTGCACCCTGCTTTGCTTTATAGGTCGCCTTGTCCATTCCCTCTACGAAAGCCGCAGAGTTCAGGCCAAGTTCAACCAGCAGTGAGCCGAGGATATTAGCCATTAGGACTTCCTTCTATAGCTCTTTTTCGACAGCATGTTCTTGACGTAAGCCGCCGCCTCTTCTGGCGACATCTTATTCAAATCTGTTGGGCCTCTTCCTTCAAGAAGGGGAAGAAGTCCGCCGGCGTTATCGGTGTCTCCGGAGGCGCCATGCTGTGATTCACGATAGTCGCAGCAATGACACCTGCGCGAACGTACTCTTGCTTATCGGCTGCTTGTTTCCGCTTGAGCAGCGCGTCAAATAACTCCGGAGTCAGTTCGCCAAACTCGTCATCTGTGAGCCCTAAGTCATACCGACCTGTGGCCCACAGCTCGAGTATCGTTACTGTGCGGGCGGAGTTGATTCCAAAGGGAGCGCACCACCCTCGGCAGCCGCCACCTTTTCAGCCGCCTCAATCCGTTCACGTTCCTCTTTCGACAGGCACAAAAGAAATGCCTGCTTAACTGCTCGCAGGATATCCGGCGAGTTCTGCATCGTAACGAGTTCGCCGGCGAAGGCGTAGCCTTCGTCGTTAAAGAAGTCAGGTTGATTGATAAGGAGCGCAGCCCAGAACGCAGCGATAAGATTCGAGGCGTTCAGCTTGCGGAACAGCTCTCCGCGGAGCATGTTCAAACCTGTACGCGCCTCAATCGCTGCGAAGGCGTTGAAGTTGTATGCGAGCCGATACGAAAGAGTCTCTTTCGCGCCGGACTCTGATTCAAATTCCAATGCAAGAGATACACTTGGAGCGAACCGCTTTCGAACTGTAGTCATCTGGTCACCATTACCTTCCCGGAGCGGGAACCTCTAGGGTTCCCTACTCATAAAGGGCAGGCAGTGTTATGGCCGGCTATTAGAAGCCGAGCACAGCGCCAGTGATTTTCAGCTTGCCGGTAATCGTACCTTCTTTGTCAATCGGCAAGCCGTGTTCGAGCGACTGGACATACGCGCTGAACGTGATGGTTCCAATCTGATTCGGCAATTGAACCTTCCACTGAACCAACGTTCCATTGTTGAAAAAGCCCAGAAGCGCCTGTTGAGACGAGTCTGTCGGAACGTATTGTCCAGTGAAGGACATTTCGCCGCTGTCCGCCAGAGTGGTGAGCCACTCTTTGAAGATGCCGGACTGATAATTCGTCACGTCAGCCAGGTCAAACTTCGCGCCAGTGAAATTGATGTCCCTCATCTGGATGATGGGAATGAATCCTACGGAAGGATTCGTCTGATACGAGAGGACCGTACCCCTCGGTGAAAATGCTAGATTTGCCATGTTGTTCTGCCCTTCGTTTGGTGAATTTTACTCACCGAGTCTCGCGGCCCGGCGTTATGTTACAAAGTCGAATCGATGTACTGGAACGTGTAGTCCAGATGCACCGCGAAAATCGTTCCATGCGGCAGCGATTCGGTGTCGTCCATCTCCAGGTCCAGCATGATATTCTGAACTTGCGTGCCGTCCGGAAAATTTCCGGTGAAAGTTTTGAACAAGGTTTTCAACGCTTGCGACAAAAGCACAGCCGCCCGCTGCGTCGAACCATAACAAGTGAGTCGCCACCTGCTCTCCGTCCACTGGCCGTGGCCCTCGTATGAAAACGACTGCCGACCCGTTACTCGCTGAAAGACGATATACGGAAGCAGCGCCTCAGTCGTTGCCAGCATTGCGAACACGCCGGAGTTCTTGTCTCCGCGAGTTGCCGGCGTTCCAAGTAAGGCGGTGATACTTGCAGCAGATGTGACGTATTGAAAGAGCCCGTCTTGGAACATCACTTCACCGCTTTCTCCAAGTAATCTCGCAGTTTCTTGATAATGGCGTTGAGCGCGTTCTCCTTGTGTACCTCGAACGCTTGCGTCATAAAAGGATGCTTGGCCATTTTTGACGTGCCGAACTCGAGATATCGCGCAACCGCTGCCACTCCGATGCGTCCAACCTTGTATTTCTTGCCGCTGGAAGTGACCTTTTCTCTGTAGCCACTTGACTCTGGATAATCAATGCGGCCTTCTGGCCCAACAAAGACGCTACCTGCCAATTCTCCGGAGTACATCTTTGTTCGAATGCCAAAGTGCTTGGCAAGGAACCCAGTATCGCTTGGCGCCATTGCGGCCATTGCTGCGCTGATAATCTTGCCGCCTGCCCTGAGTGACTGCCTGATGCCCTTTTTTGCTACGTCACGCGGAAGCTCCTCCATTTTCTTCTGGAGAGCATCCAGGCCCTTAATCTCGACCGTTACTGCATTGCGCCCGCTCATGGCGCTAGTGGCGTCGGCGTATTCTGTGCGCTGTCGTTCACTTCTGTGCAGACCAAAACCAAGAGCTTATTCTGCTCCGTAGGATTCAGCACAGCCAAAATCTGAAACGTCCGTCGATTGAACCAAACCTTCATCTGCGCCGTTATCGTTAGATGCGGGTGACGAATCGTTATCCAGTGTGATGCAACCGACATGAACTCTTGCGCCGCAAGAGACATCTCGCCAGTCCACGTCTGAATTTCTGCCCAACACGAAACGACAATCGTCCACTGAGATGGGTCTTGAGTAATGCCTCCCATTGAATCCTGACCGCCTGATGGCTGAACAATTGAGACGCGATGCCTGAGCTCGCCAGCCTCAATATCTGTGGGTAGCTTACGCGCCATCAGCCCCTCGTTGGACCAAAATCAATAACTCGCAATGGCCACAGCAGCGCGCGAACGGCGCGAGGCAACTGCTCCTCATCGCCTTTTACAGGTTCGCGGTTCTCGTACCAGTTGCCGATTGCCAGCTTGATAGCTGTCTTGACGAGTTCCGGAACAGTCGCCGCTGTAGGGCCATATCCTGCTTTGAAATGGATTTGAACAGCATTCGGGATATACATGGCCGAAGGCCAGAATCCTGTTCCAGGATTTCCTTGTCCACCAGTTGTTAGACCAGGGAACAAACGAGCAGGCTCATTGACTGTGTCAGCGATGTAGGCACCAAACTCTCCGCGCGGTAGCGGTCCATCATTTCTCCATGTTAGGCCAGTTGACTCAACCGTCAATCCTGCCACAGCGGAATTCCAGGTTGGTGGTGTCTGGCCGGACTTGAACTGAATCGATGGATTGTTATTTGAAATGCACGTCTGTACGTTCGCGTTCGCGCCGCCATTGTCCATAACCTGGGCATTGAACGCGTACAAGGTCTGAGGATACCACGGCAATGGATTTGCAACTAGGTCAACGAACGACTGCAACTGAGAGTTCATGTACGTGACGCGGTCAACACTCACGAGCGGCGGCCGAAAGAGCTTAATCATCTGCGAATAATTCCACAGAGACGTACTGTATCGAGGATAGGCGCTGTACGCCGGAGGGTAGCTCAACTGGCTAACGATTGTGTCGGTGAAGTACGGGAACGCGTCCAGTGTTTGCAAAAATCCTTTTGTAATAAATGAGCGGCGAGTAAATGCCTCGCAAGCATGTGTCGCAGCCGAAATCAATGAGGATATCAGCGCATCATCGTCTGTCATAAACGAATCAACGCGAAGATACAGTTTAGCCTCTGCGAGACTAACTGGGTCAACCGCTGCCGGGAACTCAACTGACAGACCGGGCATGAATTATCCTTTGCGGCCAAAGAGCTTTGCCGCTGTCTCTTTCACGAACGAAAGGGCAGTGGTCTCAATCTTCTGGACAACCACTGCTCGAGCTGCTCCAGATTGGAGGAGCTGAACCGCACAACTATCAAGCACTTCTTGAGGTGCTGACCAACCAAACCGAGTTGCCATTTGAATAAGCATAGACCACCCTAGCAAAACGGGAAGTGGGGCGACGCTGTGCGCCGCCCCTCTTCAGTCCAGCATCACTCTTTACGAGTGTTGCTGAAGAACGTTGCACGGATGGGTTCCGGCATCAATCAGGTTGGCATCCAAGCGAGCAAAGCTCACGAATGCAACCTGACCGAGTTCAGCATACCGCTCAACGAGCTTCATCACGGACAGATCCTTGACGCGTCGCGCAATGTACTTCTTGAGGCTGCCGAAGACCACAGTCGTCGCCGAGGAGGCAATCTGTGGCATGGACTGGTTGATGACATACTCGTAGCCGTTGATGCGGTCCGGGTCGCCAGCGGTGATTCCGGGAGCCCACAACGGACGGCCAAATTTGTCGATGATGCGCTTGATGGCGCTCAACGTCTGGTCATGGAACATATACTTTGCGCCACGACGGTAGCTTGGGTCGACGCTGTGCTCCAGGTTGACGAGGTCGGAGTAGCCGATGCTGTTCACACCGGTCTGGCTGCCACCGGTGGATTCCGAAGAACCCGCGGCGACAACAGGTGAGATACCCGAAGACGCGATGGCGGTCAGCAAGCCTGTTGGCTGGCTAGAACCGGTTCCGGTCGTCAGGAAGGCTTCCAATCCACGGCCCCAACGCTCTGCAAATCGTTGAATGAGCCATGCTTCGAGGTCAAACGCGCTGTCTTGGAGCAATTCCAAGGAGCACTTCACAAGCCCAGAAGTGAACTTGTATGCGCCGAAGTTGATTTGGCTCGCGGTCACGTCCTGCTCGTTGACAGTGTTTGCTTCGCCAACGATGGTCGCAGCCTGAGTCGTGTCATTGCTCGTCGGAAAGGGCAGCGGTTGACCCGTTGCAGTGTCCATCACGGTGATGACGGAGCCATCCAGAAGAGGAGCGAAATACTTGGTTGCCTGTTCGATTGCGTTCACAAAGCCCGTGGGAACGAAAAACCCAAGGCCAGTGTACGTGCCGATGTGTGCCAACAGGTTGCCTTCAACCTGGCCATCGCGCTGTTCTTTTTCGAACTGAACGCCGCGAGACAGCACTTGGCTGATTTTCTCGGGCAACTGTTCGGAAGCGACACGCTGCGTGGCATCCGGACCGAATCCGTAGCCGGCAGGCATCTTGCGCAACGCCACCATAAAAGCCTGGCGATATTCCTTCGCCAGTGTTTCCGGGTTGACGGGAGCGCCGTTGATGGGCTGTGTGCCGGGATTGACACCCTGAGCGCGAAGCTCAGCCGCAATCGCATCGGCTTTCTCAATGCGAACAATGTCCGCAGCGAGTGAATCAACTTCCGCGAGAGCCTTGTCGGCTGACGCACGCGTTTCCGCGGTTTGTGTTTCCGCTTTCAGGAACTCGACGGCCGCGGCGTGTGCCTTAGCCCGTTGCTCCCTCAGCTCTTTGAGACGAGACATGGTATTGTCCTTTTCAAGCTCACGATGAGTTTGGTTCGTGCTACTCAACTGTGAGATTACTGCGTATCGGGCCACACGCCTTGTATAGTCCGAAATCTTTTTGAACCGTGTTACGCTCGGTCACTCATCTTGTTGGCTACAGCCGATGCGTGATTCGCAATTCGGGATGATGCGTTTGCAGCTTTCGAGCCTGTCATGTGCGCGCTTGCCGCAGCCGTATGAGCTTGAGCGGCCGCCAGATGCGCCGCCTCGGCGTGGTCGTGAGCAGATTCCTTCTGGGTATCTCCTGCTTTTGCAGCCTCTTGAGCTTGATTTGCATGGTCTTGAGCCGCAAGACGATGACCGGCCGCCGCACTGGCATGTTCACGAGAAGAGATTTGGTGCTCTTCGCTTGATTTTGATTTCTCGCCCGTACCTTCCCCGAATCGACCCTTCTCGTCGCGCGGTTGGTCGTCGGAATATCGCATTGCCTTCGCAAGCCGGTCAGCAAAAGCCTTTCGCTCTTCGGCCATGATAGGCCACGACTTTTCCTCGCTAACCTTGATACCAAACTTTTTGGCGGCAGCCACAATCTTTCGGTACACGCCAGCTTCCTTATCAGAAGGAATACCCTTATGCTGGCCCCAACGTGACAGAGCCAATCGGGCGTGGACAGCATCGTGAATCGGATATTTCCAAGTCTCGGTACGATTTGGGTCGCCCACGAAAGCGAACGACTTGGCCGTCAAATCTTTGCCACCTACCCGCTTTGTTCGCGCCATACCACCGCGCTGTTCATCGAAGAGTCCGACGAACATAAGCTCGCCAACGTAGTCGGTGCTACGATAACCGCTGCCGGAAGGCGCCCAACGATTTTGGCAGATGCAACCTGCTTCTTCACACATTCCACCGTCTTCGTGGTCTTCATGCTCTTCGCCATCACGATAGGCGCGGCCTTTGTAGGCCATGTCAAAATCGTCGTCGAGGTCGTCTTCCTCATCCTCTTCATCATCGCGCTCAACCATATCACGTTGTTCGGCAAGACGCTTTGCCGTGCGGTCACTTGGGACCCATTCTTTTTCAACCGACTGAGGTTCACCAAAAGTGATTTCGTTCCCTTCGTCTTTGCTTTCGTCGTGATTGAACGTGATTGAGAAGTATTCACCAGTCGTGTAATCGCCGACGATGACGTAGCCATCACCTTCCTCATCTTGGAAGGTCTCCATCTCGTAGAACCGGCCATCCATCATAGGAGCTGGCGCGGATGTCTGAACACCATTCGCGGCGCGTGGAAAAGCCGCTGCCAGCGCCAGACAAACTTCTTTTATCGTGTCCTCAAGCGAATCCATCTCGCGCTTGTTCTCCACGCCTCGAACTTCTATTTGCTCTCGCACGGACCGCGCTTTGGCTTTCTTCACAACGCCATTCGCTTGCTTGAAGGCCGCGGCCTCCGCATCTTCTTTCGAAGAACCGTTAGCCAGTGCCTTCTTGTAAACATTGTTCCAAACTTCCATCCATTGGGCCTTGTGAGCCGCTGGAACACTGTCCGGAACTTCATCAACGCTCGAGTACGGTCTCTTCTCAATGGCCGGAGGAACGATGACAGGCACTTGGGCGGCCGCGTTCTTCGCGTCAACCGCAGAACGTAGCTCTGTCGGAACGAGCCCTTCCATGTCGCGAGCATAAACTTCGGTACCCTGATAGGCAGGATGCGTTACCGGTGAGACGTCAAGCAAGTTTACATCGTTGATATCGCGCTGGACATAGAATGTCCCATCCGCATCACGCTGCTCAGACCAGTCCTGCCCACCTTCGGGAACATTGAAGGCGAATGAACTGCCATTGATGTCGCCGCGCCGAACTGATTCGTGGATATCGCGGGCCGTTTGCGTGTTGGGAAGGTCGATGGTATAGTGCAGGCCACGAGAGTCCTGATTGAGGCGGAGGGTGCCGGAAGTTGTCCGGCCAAGAACGATATCATCATTATGATTCCAGAGAGCTACAACGTCCATGCGCTGTTCAATCGCACGCTTGAAGGCTCCTGGCTTAATCTGCTCACGGAATCCAGGAAGTTTGGCAAGAGAATTGAATACCGATGCGTACCCCTCGAGTCGAAGAGGGTCACTATCGCCAGTTCCGCCCATAGCGCGGACGTCCGTAGCAGCAACGTAACGAATTTCTCGTGGTGAGAGAGACATGACTAGACATTCCTTTCATTAGATGTGACGGCTTTTCGTTGTATGCAGGTCATTCTGAGAAAGAGTCTCTTCTTAACCTTTTATTTCAGTGGAGATTTCTCTGACGGATTGAGCTTGAGGTCAGTCAGCAGGTCCTCTATTTCGCCCATGTATATCTGACCATCAACATGGGTGATTCCCATCGTTCCAATGACTGACATCACGTCAGCTTCTGGCAGATTTGGAATTCCAAGAAGTTGACCCATTGCCAAAAGGATTTCGCGCCGTTTTGGGTCGTCATATTTGAGAACAACAATTTGATTGCATAGCTTTATAAAATCAGGACTTATTTCCACTTGGCGCTTGAACACAGACCTAAGTTCAGCAATCCTAATAGTCGCGCGCTCGCTGTCCTCAAGTCGGCCCTGCGCAATGATACCGATGTTAGCGTTACCATCTTTTCGCAATCTGAACGTCATCACGCCGCCGTGGCCTAGCTTGAACTTCTGCGCTTTCCCGTTGCCTTTATATTTTTGGCCAAGGAATTGTTGACGAAGAATCTTGTGTGCATTTGAATGGCATGAAATCACGCTTGCGATTCCGGGCTTTGTCTGGGATAGAACATAACTGAACGCGGAGTTCCAACGAACAATGCTCTCGTTAATTGATTCAGCTTCGTCTCCCTCAGGAACCACATTGGGATTGGCAACATACCATTCGACCAGGCGTTCGAGACTTTTGGTCTTAATCTGGCCTGAAAGTTTAGTTCCAACTCCCCAAGGCCGAAGTCCTCGTAAAACGACAACTTCAGGCTTGGCCGCATCTTCCGCAAGAATACCGGCAGCCTCACTAGTTCTTGAGAGGTCATCGGTATAGAATGGGCCGCAAGGAACTGAGGAGATGACGGTTCTGGCAGCACGCATCTCCGCACGTCCTTCTTCAACCATATCGGAATCTCGCCAGCCACAGTACCTATTCTCCAGGTCCTCAGAAGTGATTCCATGCCTGATAAAAATGAGCAAGAGCTCATCGGGATTCATCGTGATAGTTGGTTGCTCAGCGCGGACGCGCTTTCTGAATTCTAGTGTGCGTATCATTGGAGCATCGCCTCAAGTAGCTCATCAAATTCAACAGTCGCAATAGCGTCCAGCGCGCCACTCTCCCAATTACCATTTCGACGTTCAAAAAGGTCCGACAAATACGCGTCAATGAACGGGCCGGCATTTACACGCTCTTCATCGTGAATCATCTCAATCATGGCCGACAGGACCGGCGCGAAGATGGTTAGGTAGTCGTTCTTTGTGGCCTTGTTTCGATGTGATGCACGGCCACATGCGTCACGATACATCCCGGCGAAGACGGACTGCGACTTATCACGTTTTGCGGCTTTCTTTTTCGCTTGCGCAGTCTTTTGACCCTTTACCGGCTGTTGGCCATCTCCTCCATCCTGCGGTTTGCTCGCGTTATGCTTAGCAATGGCAACTGAGGCCTTTGTCGTCAATTCATGTTTCTGGAGGTCGAGGCTTTGCTCCGCCTTTACGGCAGACTTCTCGTCCTTCTTAATTTGATGATTTCCAACTGGCGTGACATTCTCCGGCGTAGCAGCCAGCGTACCGTTCTTGAGGCCTTCAGTTACTGCGTCACTGTGGGCATTTGCAGCGGCAGCATCTATCATGTTTTGCGGCATCCAATATTTCTTCCCACTTCCGTCCATCGCAGGATTCATGCCTTCGAGCTCGTGAATCTCGTCTGTGTTCAAATAGCCCCATTGCTTACCAGACCCGTAAAGGGTTGCTCTGCTGGCGGCATCAGGATACATGAGCTTGCGCGTGTCAAAGCCAGCATAATATTTGTTTGCGGACTGGCCAACCTGCGGGAACAACTTCCACGCCATTTCCTGTTCCCAATCATTGATATGTGGGTCAAGGCAGAAGAGCTTGAACTCAATGGCGCTTTGTTCCACAGTGGACTTGCCGGCATCATTCGAGACGACACCAACCATGTGGCCAGGCACATTAAAGATGCCAGCAACCTCAAGCCGTTGATGCTGCCGCGTTTCGAGCATCTGGCCTTCTGATGGTGAGGCACCAGTCTTGGTGTACGTCACGCCTGGAGGCAGGACACCAGTCTTGTGCGCGTTCTCGCCACCGTGTGCCTCAGACCATGAACGCTTGAGAGTCTCCCACTGGACGTCAGTCATATCACCAGGAACGCTCAGGAGTCCATTTGGAACGGCACCGTTGCCGAAGAACTTTGCACCGTACTTCTCTGTTGCGAGCGCCAAGCCGATAGCCTGTCGACCAAGCGAAATCACATCAGCACCTATGCGGCCATCGAGTGACAAGCCGACAAGATGAATCATGTCCTCAGGAAGAACGATGCGCCGAAACCCATACTGCTGATTGTTATTATCTTCGTAGATGATTTGAGACTCGCCCATCGGGTCGAAAGTCTCATAAACCATCGTACCGGCTTTGTAGAAGGTTCCTTGGAACGTGATGCCCTCAGTGAGACGAACGGGACGCGTTCGCGCTGGATTGCGCGGCCAGATAGCCTTGACGCGATTCGCGCCATCGTATTCAACCTCGGAATAGGCATTGCCCCAAAGCAGCTTATGACATTGCATTGTTCGCCGCCAAGTGGCGGACGTCATCTCAGGATTAGGACGTATGTTGAGGAATTGGAACAGAGGATGCTTGTAAGCAATGCGTTTGCCAACTTGACCGTCTTCTATCAAACGCTCATACACGTTCAGCGGGCATGTGATGCCGTTAGCAATGATGGTGACGCACTGGAACAGCGTCGAGACCTGCAACGCTGTCATTTCGCTGACGCGAATTCCAGAATCGGTTCGAGAACCGTTCCAAGCGTCTAGCATCCATTCGGCGGGGAAGGAAAGAGGTGTCTGTGGATTCTCGAGCGAGTTGCGCCGTTCGGCGCCCACCGACCCTCCACGTTGCTCTAGTCCAAACCGCCCGAACACCTTGTCCAGGAAGTTAGCCATCGAGTTTATTGCTCCACTACTTCAAATTGATGCTACGGTCTCTCTAACTTAATCGTGAATTGCGAGTCCGTGCAAGAGAACCGTATCGCCAGCAGTTCCATTTGGAATGGACAACACCACGCCCAAGCTGGCACTAGTCTTGGTGAACCGAGCGACAGCGTAGCCGTCCTTTGAAATGTTCGCGACGTTGACAGCTTCAATGCCGAGTGACACAGTGTAATTTGTGTCTGCATACGCCGAGTCCCAGTTCAAAGGAATCATGGCCGAATACTTGTTCGTGATGTCTGATGCCGTGACAGTGTAGACCAAGGACCGCGCTGTCTTGATTTTGTCCATTACAACGTCAAACGATTCGCGCGTGGCCTGTGAACCAGCTTTGTTGAAAGAGAAATTTGACATTCGAGTACTCCTCATCTTTTCTTTGAAAGTGTTACAGCCCATTAACTCGCTTTTTGAAGAACGGCAACAACTGTGATATGAACAGTTACAGTGCTAACACTCAAAGTAATCGTCCATGCCGTTGCCGCCGCGGTAGCCGGGAGTGGCGGATTAAAATTCACATTTATCTGAGTTGGGTCAGCGGTTGCTGTTGCTAAAGCACCCGTATCCATATCAAAGATATAGCTATTCGTTCCGTCCGAAAGTGTAGCGGTGAATGCTATGTCTGCTGTCGCTGCCGGAACAACTGTGATAATCAAATTACTTATGTCAGCAAAAATACCGGCTGCTTGCGCGCCTAAAACGGTGGTTGCCGCCGCACTGTTCGTAATCGTAGTAGCCTTGGACGTTGTCTGCGCGCGACGAATCGGCTTAACGAATAAACTACCTTCGTAATCGCACTGTGCCGCTACTGACTGTCCCGTTGCCAGGGATGGAGGCGTTGTGTTGTTCACGACTAATTGAGCGACAGCGTTCGCCGGCGCCGCAGCAGCGGTAATGACACCGTCTACAGTGGCTCCCGCGCTACCAACTATTCCAACCTTTTGAACACCCGCGGCAGCGGTTGCGACAGCAGAATTGCCAACGTTCTTGATATTTTCATCGAGGGTGCCCGCAGTTGTTTCAAGAGATGTGCCTGTGTTGCCAACCACACCAACCTTTTGTACGCCTGCGGCGGCTGTAACAACCGCGCTGCCACCAACGTTTTTCACGTTCTCGTCCACAACACCCGCTGTGGTTCCATCAAGCGCGGTGCCAGTTGCACCAACTACGCCCACTTTTTGAACTCCGGCTGCGGCTGTCACGACGGCACTATTCGCAATGTTCTTCAAATTTTCATTAAGAACGCCGTTGGTGTCTTCAAGTGAAAAGCCCGCGTTGCCGCCTTTGATTGTTACCGGCAAAGCTCCTACTAGCTGTGGTAAAACTGCGTTTCCACCAATAGCAGCTATATTCGTGCTAGGCGATGTTTGATTTCCACTTGACGCTTGCTGCCGTAATGACGCTGTGCCAGTTCCTATAATAACCGAACTTAATCTCGTTCTGAAATTCGTAAAACCAGTTACGTTAACCTGCCACAAAATACTGCCGGCCACAGACAATGTGACTGTCGAGTCTCCCACAGCAATGCCTGAACGGTATGCCAATATTGGATACCAAGTAGTCCCGTTGTCATCGGAAACTTCGAAGGTCAGCACACCACCCGTGATACTTCCTGACACGTTAAGAGAAAGAACTACAGTTTGATACCCTATGAGTGCGGATGAAAGAGCCGCATTGGCACCAGTTGCTGACGTCCAAGCCGCTGTTATCGCGGCAACGTTTCCTTGAGTTATTGGCCAACCTGCGGTTCCTGTCGCTGCCGTTCCTTGGGCAACAGTTCCTGAAATAGGTTGAGTTGTGGTTCCTGTTGGGTCGACTTTTACAGGATGGACAGTCGTTCCTAAAATGTTTGTTCCATCGGATACTTCCACAATCACGTCGCCTACAGCGGCAGATACTTTCATTTTGGTACTAGCCACAGCGCCAGCAAGTGTCGCTAGATTGCCGCTCGTCTCCTGAGCAGCGTTCGTCGGCAAGGGCAAGGATGCGGCTGAGACTGGAACAGTTCCGTTCACATTGACTGTTGGTCGGCCAGACGAATCAAGAATCAAATCTTTTAGATTTCCACTTCCATCCTTACCACCAACCAAAACTGGGTTAACTGTGGCCGCGGTCGTTCCTTCAGCTTGAATTCCTTGAACGAGTGGGTCCGCAAAGACAGATGTTCCGTCTCCTTGCCCTATAGGAATCTGTCCAAGATTGGGGATTCCTAGAATTGGAGCGGTGGGAAGTGCTCCTCGATTTACCCAAGTACCGGACTCCAAACGCCAAACGGAACCGTTAGAAGTATTAAGATAAAACGAACCGTTGACCGAGCCAGGAATGGAGCTCGGATTGCTTGTTCCAGTGTACCATGTCGTGCCGCTGAGACCGCCTGCAAAAGCGGTATCGATGATTGCCATATTGAGGTCAAGGTCCCACTGATTGGCCGCGCCCTGAACTAGAGACTCCCACGATAATGGGCCGCGAAGATATAAACCAAGATTTGGTGTCTTATTACTCATTGCCAATTTCTCTTTCTAATTCTTGTATATCTGCTCGCAACACGTTAGCGATAACGCTCGGCAATCCGGAAAGTTCGAGTGTTTGTCTTTTTAGGATTGCTTGCAATCGTAATTTCGTCTTTCTTAGTTCTTCTGCTGCGACCCTAACCTCTTCCGCGCCGATGACCATGAGCTCGCCGCGTGGGCCTGGCGCTCCATTTTTCCCAGGTTCGCCTTTGTCACCCTTTTCACCGCATTCTCCTGGTTCGCCTTTGTCACCCTTTTCGCCACGCTCTCCAGGCATACCCATCGTTCCGATTGGTCCGCGTAAGCCGGTCAATCCTTGCGCACCCTGCGGACCTTGTGGTCCGGTCTCACCTTGAGAACCTGTGTCGCCTTTCAGTCCCCGCGGTCCCTGACTAGTTGAATCTCGTCCTGCATAACCTTGCGGTCCCGGAGGTCCTGGAGGACCAACTACTGTATCGCCTTTAGGTCCCGGAACAATAGAATCCTTTCCATTTGTTCCATCTCGACCTGGAAGGCCTTGCGGTCCGCGTCCTTCCTGACCTTGCGGCCCAGGTGGTCCGCTTGGCCCAACTGCAATAGGATGCAGTGGAGTAAGCAGGCTTGAAAGGTCAACCAGTATGCCTGAACCAACTGCGATGTAGATTATCTGTGCGTTCTGGTCAAAGTACGCATCGCCAGGAATTCCTCTGCTAGGAAGTCGTTTGACGGAATGGAATTCAGCCAATTCCTTATACCTCTAAAATATTTCCGAGATATGGGTCAGGCACGCCCGCCGGCGCCGAACCAATGACAACCACCGTCCCTAAACTTGGATTCAAATCTCCTGTTGGCGCCGCAAAGACTTGGCGTACCTGGCCAAGATAAGGATTGGGCTCTCCTGCGGGAGCACCGCCTATCACAGTTACTGAACCCAGATAAGGGTCCTTGAGCCCTGCTGGCGCACTACCCACGACACGCACGCGTCCGAGATAAGGTCCGGAGATAGCCATTAGAGACTTGCCCTTCTAAGCTCAGCTTGCGCCATACGCCACTCCATCGAAGGCCCATTGTGAGCAGCGCAGCAATCGCCTCGGTCAACTTCCGCTTGCAAAGGCCTGCACATACCCTTATCGCCTTCGGTCGGCGTGAAATGCTTCGTGCAAATCGCTGCGCCAAACTCACCGCCGCAGTTCGTTCCAGTGCCTTCCGCCCATTCGAGTCCAATTTCGTCGGCCTTCTCTGAACCAAGAAGAGACGAGGCGTACATGACATGCTTGTCATCCACGTCCATCGGCTTGCCTGGTTCTTGCTGACTGCAAACCGGCGTATACTTTTTGCCATTCAGGTCGAGAGGAGAAATGATGATGCTAGGTCCAAGAATTTGGCAACGGCCTTGCTTGGAGTAAAGCATCGTGCATCCGCCGCACCAGGCCGGCTTATTCCCAAGCTGTTCCTCGGTGACAAAGCCAATAGCCCATTTCTCGAGTTGGACGAGCGGTTGCACTACTTCACCAACATCTTGGGAACCACTGCCGACTGTTTGGACCTTGTCACGTACTTATTCAAAAGCCATACGCCAATAAACACTACAGTGGCAATGGCGCCGAGGATAACTTCGAGCTGTCCGCTCATATCGTCCTCACCTTGTATCGTTCTGGGTCGTCTGCCTTCGCGTGCAAAGGATTAGCGAGCACACGATTGAATGCCATGACGGTCGCTACTACCCCATCTATCTTGTTACGACTCTTCCCTTTGTCAGGCCGCTGGTTGCCGTTGCTGTCGAGGAGCAACTGAACGTTACTAGCATTCCAGCGAAGCACTGGATTGTTGTAGTGCTCAACCATCGGAAGATTCTTCATCGCGTAGACGAGATAGGCAGTGAATGTCTTCGTCGGCGCGTCGAGATATTCAAACCGCTGCGGTATCTTCACCATCTTGATGCCATCCTCGAGCAGCTTAGGACCAATCCAGCCAGTGTTCCATTGGTCGTACCCGACCTCTCCAATGCGAAAGGTCTGCGCGAGTGTCAGAACTTTGTTTCTGATGGCCTCTTGGCTAATTGTTTGACCCGGTGTCTGCTCAATGAATTTCTGCCGAACCCAGGCATCATACGGCGCGCGGTTCTTCTTACCTTGCGTATCTGTGTAGGCGCTAGGAATCCAAAACCAGGTTAGGATACGCCACTTTTCGTCAATCTCCTGTCTCACAACTGTCTTTCGGAGTTTTTCAGGAATGTCGAGCCCAAACTTTTCAACTGCGGCATCTATCTTAATTAGTGCGACCGAATTTGATTCAGGGAGCAGTTTGGTCTCCTGCGTTCCCTTCACGTACACGCAACGCATACCTGTGGGAATCTCAATCGCTGTCACCTGTTCGCATGGAGGGAAAACGAGTGAGAACGATACAAGGTCATTCGTCTCCGCCATGTCTAGACCACCAAAGCAACGCCGGCCTTTCAACGACTCCAATGCCTTAGATCTTAACTCAATTGGATTACTCGTAAGTGGGTTGTGAATGCTATTCTTCTCCCAACAACCATCAGGTAGCCAAGCAGTGTCGTTTGACGTCCAGACGTTCAAATGCTTGCGCAAGAATTCGTTCTGCGCGGCCGGCTGCTCCTTCGCTTTGATGAAGTTGGGTCGTATAGCCTCTAAGCTAACGCTAACACCGAGGTTCGGATTGGCCTTAATCCAGTTCTTTTCGTCCTGCCAGTCGTCTCCATCGTCCAAGCAAGCGATGAACGCGAAGAAGTTGTCATCCGGCGTCACGCCGGTCACAACCTTGATGCCGTACGTCCTCTGGTCCCAACAAATGCCCTCACGATTGAATCCGGCTGTCGTGATGGCAATAATGAGCGGCTGTGAGCGCGAACCAGTCGCTGTGTTGAGCACGTCATAGAGGGAGCGGTCTGGATGCTCGTGAAGTTCATCAATCAGAGAGCAATGAATGTTCAATCCGTCCAGAGTATTTGATTCGCTTGCAAGCGGCTCGAACTTGGAACCGGTAGCGTCAACGTGGAGGTTATTGCGCCAGTTTCCAATTCGGGAGGATAGGAAGGGCGATACCTTCACCATGTCCTGGGCCGCTTTGAATACGATTTTGGCCTGGTCCTTTGTGGTGGCTGCGCTGTAGACCTCGGCGCCTGGCTCACCGTCAGCGAACATCATATAGACGCCAATGCCGGCGATAAAGGTGGACTTTCCGTTCTTGCGGGCTACTTCTAGGTGAGCTTCGCGAAACCGACGCTGGCCGTTGTCCTTGCGAATCCAGCCAAACAGGTTGGTGAGGATGAAGACTTGCCAGGGCGACAGAAGAAAGCCTGCGGTCTCAATCCGCTTGGCCCAAACGCCTTTTGTGTGTCTCAGGAAACCAAAGAAGTCTATGGCGTGCTGCGCAGCACCTTCATTGAAATAGAATGTGCAGGTTGGAAGGGATTGGACTTGCAGGTCGTTCAGGAATCGAAGGCAGGCAGCTTGCACGTACTTACCAGCAATAATGGTTCCGCTGAGCACGTCGGTGGCATACTTCTTTGACGTCTCCAGCGCCCTCGGTTGTATGATGAAGTTTGCGTGCTCCATGACTAGTCGAGAAATTGAAGTCGGTATCGCGCGGCAGTCACACGTATCAGGTGAGCCACCCGTCCAGCCGCCAAGCCTTTCAACTGGTTTCCTGAGGCGCGTTGGCGTAGACTACCGCGCTGCTTCCGACTATCTCAAACTGACTTCGGCAATGGAGGCACGCCGCACTGGCGCGGGACCGAGGCCTACAGTATCAGCTTAGGATTCCTTATCCTCGGGTTCATCACTAGCAGTCATTTCACTTGGGTCGATAACCGGAGGAGTAAATTCAATTGGCACTGAACTCTTTCGACTTAGGAACTGCTCCATTGGGTCTTTATTGACAGGCTTGCTAACCTTGAGCTTAGTGCGGCTGGCTGGCGTGAGTCCAAACTCAATCAGGAAGGATTTCATCACCTTCATCGCGTTCATGTTGATGCTGACTGCGGGATTGGCCTTGATATCGCCGGCGATGATGTTGCCCTGCTTGTCCTCAAAGTGCGTAACGAAGGTAAGACCGTTCTTGTCAATTTCCTTCGCGGACAGTTCAACGAGCGCGTGCGCCCGGCAGTAGGCCGCCAGCGCCAGCCCGTCCACCTTGGCGATGACGTTTATCTCACGCAGCAAGGGAACGATGCGACGCCATTCGCGGCGCGCC